TTACCGAAATATGAATCTTTGTCAATAATGACATTCATTCCTAATTCGTTATTCGCAGGTGTTGACAATTTGCGTTGATCTACATCACTAAAAGTGGTATATGTGTATACACCAGTGCTATTAGTAATTGTAATATCTTGTACAGCAGGTACAGTTATTGAAGTTTGAGTATTAGCAAGATTGCTACCGCTAATACCTATAACGACAACTGGTTGTGTGCCCTGTGTGTTAGTTGAAAGTCTTACATATGCCATTGTGATTCTCCTTTAGTTGGCGTTATTGAAATTCAAGTCGAGTTAATTTAAAAGTCCAAGTGTAACGTTCACGCTGTGGTCCATAGTTCAAAACTTCTTGATAATCGCGTTCATAATATCCGTTCATAAAGGGTACAGTAGTTCCAGGATAATTATCTGTTACAAGACTGCTAATCATGGCTCTTACGACACCAATGTTAGGATCTTGTTGGAAACTAATAAACGCTATATAAAATTCATCTGTTGCGTTATAAATGCTTGAACCCGTGGTTACCCCAAGTTTGTTAGGAACTCTACTGGTTGTTACTATATCACTAATATAGATACCATATCTTACAATATCTGTATCACTTGCCCAATCTTCATTGCTAAAAACTGGGACATCCCAACTGCTAGGTATGTAGTATTTTACCATAGTATAAACACCATCACCCGTTATGTATGGGCTATTATTACTGTTATAGATATCAACCACTTAGAAGTATCTCCTATCACCATTGAAGTAATCCACATCTGCTGTCCAGTTTTCTTCCAATTTGCTTGTTGGACCATTTGGATTTCCTTGGTAAAGGTTGTAAAAATTCATTAATTCACAAGCCTTTGTCCATTCTCTATCACAACGGTCTTTAGCAAAATCGTAGTTCATTTTGTCAACATCATTAAGGTTACTGACCTCAGTGACTAGACTTTCATAAAATACAAGTACGGCACCAAATGTGTCTAATCTTATTAATGTTTGATCACTTTTAATGAGCAAACTAGGATTAAAAGCACTAATTAAGGTGCCGTTTGGTAGGTTCGCATAATAATATGCTCCAAGAACTGTATCGCAATATTTTGGCCACCAGCCAAATTCTAGTTTATACAACCATTCTTGACTGCCCACGTGAAAATATGGGTCCCAATCAATATTAAGTGCGCTACCTCTACGATAAGCCGCAGGATCGTAGAATCTAATGTCTTCTACTGTAGCGTTACTAATTCGTTGATATGGAACTGACATATATTACTCCTTGGAATTTTTTATTAACTATCTTGTTGAATGTTAATTGCGCCACCGCGACGAGGATCGCCGACATTTGACCCGAAATAGCCCACGCCAGTTAACCAATTTTGTAAGCCACCTGGTACTTCACCGATCTTGATTTCTAGACCTTGCTTCATTACTGTGAAGATAGCACTGTCGCCGAAATAAGCACCGACTAAGCACGCTTGACTTGCGTTACCGTTTAAGTAGCGAGTTGTGTGTTGTAAAAAGGTTGTGAACATGACCATACAGCCATATACGTTTTCAATCTTACCTGTACTTAACAATTCGTTACCCAATGCTGATAGGTTACTACCACCGCTGCTTGGACCTGAAACTGCGCCGCCAGTTAATTCGCTAAGTAAGCGAGTTAAACTACTGCCGCTTCCACCAACCGCGCCTGCACTTGCTTCTGTTGAGTAGCCATTGCTATCTAATACGATAACTGGGCTACCTGGCATACGAGCAACTTTAAATTGTTGTTTAGCAAAACGAATCAATTCAAGTACGCTGTTTGTGGTGAATCCACTTGTACCACCTGTTTGAACGTTACCGGTGAAACTGATTGATGTGCCACTTGGTACTAATTCAAGAGCACCCAATGCTAAAACACGGGTGAATCCGTCAACACTTGTTGGATAGTAGGTGTTTGTTGGATATTCTTTAAATCCACTTAAGGCACCTGGTGTATATGAACCTGCTGGAATTGCGCTGAACGCTGCTGTTACACGTTGGTCAACCTTTTCAGCAAATGAATCACCAAGTTCAGCACCTAATGTTGCTGCGAGTTGGAAACTTGTGGTCCATCCGTAGAAAATATCGAATGCTGTGGTTGCTACTGCTGGTGAGGCAGTGATTGTGTTTTGTGTTAAAGCAGGGTTTTGAACCGTTGCGTTACCAGTATTCCAAGGCGCAGTAGCAGGACTTGCTGCTGGGTTGAAATCTTGGTATGTGATTGGTGCGAAGTTAGGTACTAAGAATTGATTACCTTGTGTAGGGGTAACTACATTAGTCATATTAACTAAACCCAAACTCTCGTGCATGGCACGAAGTGCGAAATTTGCGATTGCGAATGTAAAACCGTATTGTTCTCCATCGCTCCCGCCTAATACATAAGCCATGTTATATTCTCCTTATCATTGGCAAATTTTAGAGTATTTTTTGACCAGTGAAGTTGGCTGTTGCTGTGACTGTTGTAGCCTTGAGACCTACATTTCTTCCTAGACCATTGCGTACTGCCCAAGCATTAAATGCTGCGGGATCTTTGCTATAATCTGGAATACTATCATTAGGTGCTCCAGCAAACATACCATTTCCTGGTTTTAATCCTGATCCAGAACTTAGATTACTCTGTTTGAGTAGTTTAGGATTACCCTGCGCTATCTCATTTACTAAGCCCTGAATTGTAAGTGGGTTACCATCATTGCCATAACGTTCTTGACCTTTACTGTTAACTATGACATAAGTTCCATCATTGTTGAACTGGATATTACTCTTTACCTTTTGTAAAGCATAATCAGTTAAATCTGTATCAAACTTGTCACCCATAGACTTCATGATCTCACTATCAAGTTCTTTTACACGCAAGGCTTGATCCTTTTGTTGTAAATCTTGTTGTAACCTCATAAATTGATCTGCTAAGTCGTTAGTAGTTACTCGGCCATTACTTTGTTGCTGTCTAACTTCAGGTTGTGCCACTGGCTGTGCGTTGCCAACGTTGGTTGTGTTTGCGCTCAATCTAGCAATGTAACTTAATGCGCTTTCCACACTTTCAAAATTAGTACCACTAGCATTGCTAAGGGCATTTAATATTGAACTTGTTGTGCTTTTGCGAATAGCACCTGCGTTGATTGGTTGCGTTGCTCCATCTTGTTCAGTTTGAACTGGCTGGTTGCTTGCCAGGCTGTCGTTGCCAACGATAACTTTATCCATGTCTTTCCTTTTGATTGTTCGTAATCATCGTATTACTTATTTATTCATCCTTAGTCGGGAATTAAAAGCGTTTCTAATGCTTTAGCATCCCAATTATCATAATAAGCCTGACTATTTTCTAACCATACATTATACTCAGGCAATTTGATTCCTCTTGCTTTTGCTAATACTTTTTGTATTTTATAAATTTCTTCTATTGGTTTTTTAGTATCACTCATATTATCTTCCAGTGTTTAATCCTGTAATTTGAACTGCTACTGCTTGTTGTGGATAATAACTTGGGCCCATTGGTGTTGTTGGAGTACCTGGTCCACCTAGTAAACTTGCGTTTTGTGTGCTTGCTTTACCTGGTGCGCTACCTTGATTCATATTATCGGCAACTTTAGCCATTGGATCATCATCAATTTCAGGTTCTTTTGGTAATAATGGTAATCCACCTGCATCAGTGTTGAGACTTTCAATTTCCTCTTCATCTAATAATTGTTTTACTGGACTATCTGGCAATGTGTTAACATATGCTTGTTCAAATTCTTGACTATCAGTATCACTAGCAAGCATACCAATAATTTCTTTGGTTACCAATGCTTTAATAATAGGATCATCACCAACTGTATTAACAGCATTTTGAATTAGTGCCATACGGTATTGTGTATCATAACTTTCGTAGTCGGTATTGTAATTGATTAAACCTGCCCAACGCATACCCATAAATCGTGCTGCGTAGGTCATAATTAAACCTTCTGTGACTTCCATTAATCTTGCTTTACTTTTAGCAATTCTATGTAATTGGCGTCTTTCTTCAATAATGCTTATCCCACTGGCAACTTGTTGTGTGTCTTTGCGTAGTCCACCTAAACCAGTTAAACCTTCAATTTGGCTAATGATGTCACTTTGTTTTTTAATAATTTGTTCAACATCGCTAACATCAACTTTAAGTGTTTCAACCTGATCTTTCAATGCTCTAACAATGGCGCCTGCGTGTACAGGAATATTAACACCTTTATCAGCACGAATTAATGTTCTAGCAAATTGTAATGCTGTATAGGCTTCGCATTCTAGTTTATAAACTTCTCTTTGCGCGTCTGTTGCTGCGTCAATATCGCTAACACCTAAATCAATTACTCTTGGATCTCTGCGACCATAACTAATAAAAATTGGTATGCTCATTCCAGCAGGAAAATTACCTTGACCTAATTGTTCGGCAGGACTATCAAGTTTACTATTGTTTTGTTTGGTTACTCTATAACTTTCCCAATGACTTGGATTTTTGTCGTCACCTAGATAATAACATTTAATATAAAAATATTGTTCATCTTCATGTTCTTTGACTTTTACATAACTTAATATTGGTTTGCCACCATAATACATAAAATGCCAGTCCCATACATCAACAGGACTAATTGCGCAAACATATGGTCGACCTAAATTGCCTTCTTCCATTTTAGGCATGTCAACAGCAACATAGCAATGACCAAATATACTTGTTAAGTCAGCAACTTGTTCCATGAAACTTGTCATGCTACGATAATTTAAATCAGCATCGTTTAAAAATAAATCTGCCCATTCACAGTTTTTAGGTTCAATAAATTGTCCACTTGGTGTGGCAAATTTAATAATGCGTTTTACGCCAGGTTCAAATAATACATCATTAATGCTATCAATAATATAACGGCAAATTGGCAATGCCACAGTGTTTTGTACTAGGTCATTCCATAATTGAGCATCTTCACTGGGACGCTTTTTGCGAACATATTGTTTGAATATATAACCGCCAAGATAAGCATATTGATAGCCCATCATTTGTTGATATGTTGCGGAATATATAGGATTTTTTGCTAATAATTCTTTATTGCTAGACATTTGATGTTTCCATATTATTTTCCATTATTAAACTATTTATGCTAGTGTTATGCTTACAATTGGCACCATGCCAACGCATAAACATACTTGGGCTAAATTGATTATTACAATGTTCGCAGGTTTTAATTATATACCTACCAAACTTCGCACGACCATTTTCCATCATTTGTTGTGTGGCTTCTTTTCGTGTGCCTAATTTCATATGATCTGTATTACAGCAAATATAATTGCTACATTTATGTATAACAACTTTATCCTTTGGTATACTGCCATACTTTAACATCCATGCTGCTCTATGCGCGGTAACCATGCCTTTTTCACCACGAATAAAACCATAGCCTATATTATTACGACTACCTTGAAATTCATGGCATCCATTGTTTGGATTAACATACAATCGTCTTTTTAATCTTTCACCTAAATCTCTTTTTTTCATATTATTCCCATGTCATATAACTATCATCAACAGTTTCGCCGTCCATAATTTCTTGCCATGTAGGTCCACCAGGATATAATGGACTTGCTGGTTTATAATCAAGGCCCGGCATATTCATTTGTTTTGTTCTACTATCACTCATTAACGTTTCTGGAAAACTTATACCTTCATCATGATTAATAGGGAATAGGTAATATATTCCATATCGTATACAGTCACCAAGTCCGTCAATATGTGCGTAACGTTGTTCAGTGTATTTTACAAGATTACGTCTAGTACTATCTTCATAATGATATGTGGTTAATGCTTCGATTAACTTTTTATCATTGGGTTGTACAACTAATCCACCTCTGGCAATAAAAGAATTGGCTGTGTTATCTGTATCTACAATCAATGGATTGCTGCGTCTTGTTCCTACAATTTGAAAACCATATTTTTCTAATATAACACGGTCAGTAACACCAAAAGGGCTAGTAGTATCTCTATTAATCTGATTACCACTAACGTCAATAATGCTGAAGATGTTTCTGCGTGGAAAATCCTCTCTAATTGCTCGGGCGATACCGTCTGTGGAACAATTCGGAATAGCATAACTTTTTAACACCTCGATTTTACCATCTCTACTACCAGGTTTAGTTACCTTTGCTACAACTGCTGTCATTACACGTTTGTTAAAGTCATGAAAACTATATAAATCACCCTGATTGTCAAATACCTCGCCAGTATGTTTAGTACTATCAAATGTATAGTAAAACATGTCAACAACGCTTTCCCATTGGCACATATAATCTTGTGCGAATTTTAATGGACTAATAATGCGTTTTTGTTCTTCAATAAACTCTTTATTACCACTACGCATTTCAAGGTAGTTATAATGTCTTACAATGTATTTGCTGGGATTTTCTTTTGCTAATACAAATAAATCGTATAATGGACCTTTACCGTTAGGTGTACTAATCACTATTAATCGTCCAACAGTACTGGGTTCTCCAACCTTTGGTCTAAGTCGATTGGTAATTTCTTGAAGTGTGTCCTGAGTATATAAACTGGCTTCGTCTGCGACCCAGACACCAACATTGAGGCCTCGTAGGTTTTCTCGTTGTTCGGCACTTTTACACCGTATATAGATTCCATTAGGAAATCGTATTGTAAGTTCACTGTTGTTAATGTCTTTGCCATCTATTAATCCATAATATTCTATACAACTTTTTTTCAGTGGTTCCCATATAAGGCTTTTTATCATTGCTCCTGTTGGCGCACTATAAATGATATCTTTGCCTTTATGATATTTTTTATCATTAGCAAAAAGTGGTAATGCTATACTTGCTAAAAAGGTTTTACCACTACCAACAGGTACAACATTAATACAATGCTTGTCGGAATTTAACCAATCACGCAATAGTATACCTTGTTTACCATATAATGGTATGTTAACATTATTGATCTTGCCAGTCATCTAATTCTATGGTAGGAAATGTAAAACTAGTTCCCACAGTATGACCATTGCTGGTAATATCAAGTTCTTTGACATCTTGTATAATGTATTTGCCTAATCCCAACAAATATTTGCTAACCAATTCATGATCACCATTATTATATGCTAATAATATTTGTTGGTTAATAAATTCGTGGAATTTCATGCCACTTTGTTTTCTAAAATCTTTTAATAAATCGCTGGGACTAATTTTGTTAGTGCTACCTTTTGGTCGACCACTATTTGCTCTATAACCTCCACGACTGGAGATTTTTGGTTTTTTTGATAGTTTTTCCGTTTCATTGTTATCCAATGTTACTATTTGAACATCTGACATAATATAACTCCTAATACTAAAAAGACAATCATGTCTGGTATATAAAATCTTAAAGCATAAAGATCATATTTTCTATGCTCTTGTAACCATAATTGATAATAACCGTATACTTTATTTTTTATTTTATCAAATAACATGTTAATACTCCTAACAAATACCAAACAATCATATCAGGTAAATAATGTTCCAACATAAAATAAACTTTTGGATGTTTAAGTTTAATTGTGTTAATTATTTCCTTTATCATAAAAATCCTTAATTAAATATAAATCTTTTCCCAATCTTCTGGATTATCCCAGGGGTCTAATCCATCATATATTGTTTTATCTGTGGAGTCTTTTTTGTTTCTATAGCGTAATCTACCAAATACACTACATAGTTTTTGATTTTCTTCGCTCCACTTAACAATTAATTCTTTTACTCGTTCGCTGCCAAACATAATACTTAATTGTGTTTTACAATCTTCTACACTTGGGTTTACATCCCATTTACTATTGCTAATAGTATCCATAAAGTCAATACATGCGTCAATTTCAAAACTTGTCATGTACTTGCTTAATTCAACTACCATTCTATCAAAGTTTTTGATTTGTGAGGTATCTGGTCTATCTACAAGTGTTTTAAACTTGTGTTCTAATGGTTTGTTTTGTACAGGTTTTAAACTGTTAAATTGTTTCATTAAATCAGTGTCTTTGCTCATTAGTGTAAACTTCCTGTTGCTTTAGCAATTGCTTTGTTTATATTGTGTAGTTCTTTAGTTTCGTTACTAGCATTTTGTAATGCGTATTCCATAAGTAAACTACCCAAAAAACTATAGATTGTGTCTAAGCCTTTAATTTTTAACATAAAGATTTCTTGATCTTTTTCACTCATGCTGTCAAATGTTTCTTTATCAACATTGTTTTCTAACTTATGACAGTTTTCTTTAATGTCTTCCATTAATGCTTGTATTGGAACCCAAATTTGGCCATCAGGGGCTTTTTGTAATATGTACCGATTCATACCTTGATTTTCTTCCTCTTGTTTCAGTTGTTTTTTGTTTCTCTAATAATCTATTTATTACTTTACATTTGTCTATATGATTTTTAGTCCACAAACTTTTACAGTAATAACATTTTACACTGTGTACTACAAATTTCTTATTTTTATATACATAAATTATATGTTTGATGTTTTCATTTGTTAAATCTATCATATTCGAAGGGATTGTTTCCTTTTAAAAATTGTATTTGTTCTAGTTCTAATTTTGGCAAGTTTGGTATTTCGTTTAATGCGTCTTTAATAATGTTTAAGTCTTTGCTAATGATTTCTATTCCTGGTAATACATGTACAGTTAAGTTTCGTTGAGTACCATATAATGTATTATTAACTATACCTGCTAAAAATGTCTGTGGACTGTTTTGTCCATATCTACATTTTGGTAAAAATTTATTACGTTTGGTAAAGTATGTTTTTAAAAAAGTTTTAATATCAGGATGTGGATATGTATGTAATTCGTTCATATAACATAATACTTTAATACAAAAATCTTGAATATAGTATAGATCGTCTTTTTCCATACTTATATATTGTGTGTTAGCATTAGTTACTTTTAAATCATAATATATGTTTTTCATTTGTTTCTCCTGTGTATAATATTTATCTACGTTAAAGAAAAAAGTGTATATAAGGGGTATTTTTTAATAAATAAGATTATGAACAACAGTGAACAAAATTTATTATTGGCAATTGAGAAATTAACCAAAACCATTGATGTTGGCTTATATGATATTAAGGTCGAACTTAAGATTATTGCTGATTGTTTAATAGAACTAAGTAAAACTAGTTACGTAGAAGATTTCGATCAGGATTAATCCATGCCAGTTTCAGGTGGATGACTTAAACTACGATTGCTAAGTATTTCTATCCACATATCAGGTTCTTCTTGATTCAATTTCCAAAAGTCAAATTCTAACTTACTTTGTACTGGTCTTAAATAAAATGTATTTTCAATTGGTATAATCATTTCTTGCGCTGTAGTACGCATTTTCTTTCTATCTGTAGTTGTACGCAATGCGTTCATTTGTGTGTTTTTATTTGGTTGAGCACATAAACCATCAATCAAATCTTGTGGTGTTTTGGCATTTTTAACAACTAGTTGTGCTTGCTTTAATCTTGCTTCACTGCTTTCACGACTTAAATCTTGTGCTTTATCAACACCATATTGATAGCCTGCCCAGTCTAGCCAAATACCATGATTGGTTCTTGCTACAGTTTGACTTTGTTTGATTTCGCCCATATCATATATGTATTTGCCATCTTGTAAACTGCCTTCTACCAAATAGCAAGTTTCTTGATCAAATAATATTGTACAACCTGTTAATTCTTCATCAACAACTGCTTGTGCTGCCTTTTCTGCTGTTTTTTCTGCTAGTGCGGCTTTAATGCGTTCGCCGTCGCCTTTAGCACTGGTATTTCTTTCGTCCATTGCTGTTTCGTCATCTAATACCATTAGACTTGTGCCAAGTATTCCCACACCATGTATGTTCATGCCTTCCATATAACCAGTCATGGTATCAACAAACAATAATCTATCATTACCATTTACTTTGCTAAATTTAAATTCAATTTCGGGAATGTAATTTCTATCACGATTTTTAACACCTACCCAGCCGATGTCATAAAAGTATTTGGCTACAACTATACACATGTATTTTTCCTTATTATAATATATTTATTCAAATTCTTCATCATCATTAAACTCAGACATTTCTGTGTTGTATACACCTACCAAATTATAGTATTTTGCTTGTTTACTATTTGTGGGAGTAATTAATGGTATTGTGATTATTTCACCCATTAATAACAAATCTGTATACCAAATATCATCACTCAAATATAAACTACAAACACTACTAGTTAATAGTTTACGATGAAAATTTGAAGTTTTAATACTTTTTGGTGCTTTGTAATGTAAACGACCTATAAGACTATTTGGTTGTCTTTCAAATAATGTTTGTACTAAATTTTGTACAGTATCGCGTTTTTTCTTTATACCTCTGTTTAGTTCATATTTGCTACTGGTAAGACTACTTGCCAAAAATGTAGTGAACTTGTCGTCTGTATCTCGTCTTAAACTATAATATATTTTGGCTCGTTGAATTTTACCTTCATCACGTATGCCATTTACTTGTACATGTATATGTGTGTATATTGCGTCACGATTTAATCGTACATAGCCATATGTTTCCTTTTGTAAGGTCTCTATTATATCTCCAAAACCATCAAAAACACTTTTTCTCTCTGGTTTCTCCTCAGTAATGGCCGTAGGCCCTGAGGGATTAAGTCTGGGCGGAGCCCAGCAATTTTCGCTTCCTTGGTAGGAACGAAATCTATTCATATTCCCATTCACATTCCCATTCAATTTCGAATTCGAATTGGAATTAATAAAATTATCGATCTCTTGTTTACTTTTCATATATTTCTCCCTAATTATATGTTTCTAGAATGTTCCAAAACTGTAACTGTGCGATTACACTTAATTGTTTTTGTTTTGCTGTGATTTTTTTATTGGTTCTGTACCAATTATTGATACCTTGAATAGTAATAAAGTCTTTACCTTCTAAGCATCTATAATACATTAGTTGTTCATTGAAATGACAAACTAGTTTGTTATCTAAACAGTTAACTAATTCCCAAAAATCATTAGTTAAATTGTTATCTAAGAATGCGCTATGTAACGCACTCATTGCCTCTGTATAATCATATGTGTTCATATTATAAACCAAAACTGTTTAAATATTGTTTATAAGCACGACTATTGTTAAATGAATATGTATAAACTGTATCACTTAACAATGCTTCTGCTCGCCAAGTTGGGAAATTTCTACATATAGTTAAGTGAAATGTATGTTCATCAAATACATCTTCACGCGCTAATAATCTATCAAGATATTGTATTTCAATATCGGTTAATGTCGCACTTTGCTCTTTTAATAAATTTGCCATAACTTATACCTCCATTATGCTGTGTATGTTATAAATCTATTTATCTTTGTTGTCAAAAAAGTATATAAAATGACACAAAATTTCAATATCTATTATACATAAAATAAGTACGTTGTCAAATGTTTTTTTGTTATGTTATGTAATGTCAAAATTTTGACACCTATAAGTTATTGTTTTTAGCAATTATATGTGTACTGTACAAAAGTTATACAATTTTTTTGAATTAATTTAATAAAAATGCTTGACATTTTGGATCATATTTTATAATATAGACACATGAGCAATGTCGCTCAATATGTTTTGGAGAGTTTATGAAATTTAATTTACAGGATAGAATACCATTAGACAAAAATGGTACATATTATTCTGAGTTACACGCATGTCATAAAAATCATGATGCTAAGATTTTTTATTATTTTGATTCAAATGATGGCAAAGAACTTATATGTTGGGCTACTATGAAGGCTATACCTAAAAAATTAAAAGCAATGCCTGACGATGTGTGGCAAGACTATATTGTAAGTTTAAGTAAGGTCATTGACACCAAATTTGAATGTAAAATAATTTGGTGTAACTGTTGAGCATTTTACTAAATAAAAAATATGAAAATCAACAAAATAAGTGATACTATAGATGTTACCAGAAAATTATATATTTTTTGGGATAACAGGGAATTGTTTACGTTTTTGTATGGTGATAATTGGGTAAGAAAACGCGAATTAGAAATCGCAAGTAAATTAGTTGATGGCGAAGTGTGGATTGAGATTTGTAGAGCCAATTACGACAAAGATGTACATATATAAAAAACCTAGACTACAACTATAGCCTAGGTTTTAGTTTAGGGAGTGTCGTCATTATAATAGAAAGGTAGATGACATAAAGTACGGATCGTTATACTAATGGCAATATAACACTTATCATAACTAGGACTTTGAATGGCTTCAAATTATAAACCTAAAACATACACAGGATAATTTAAGTCATCTACTAAACTATTTATGCCTACAAACAACTACTATAAATAAGTA